TTCATAATGAACAATACGCGGGAATAGCTCAGTGGTAGAGCGCGACCTTGCCAAGGTCGATGTCGCGGGTCCGACTCCCGTTTCCCGCTATTGTAAGTTCTTATCTGATATAGACTTACAAATGCCTTCCCAGCGAAAGGGTGGCATAACTTGTACATTTTTTCAAAGTGGCACATGGGTGGCACATAGGTTTAGCCGCTTCCGTGCTTTTGTAATGGGGTAGTTATGCTTCCTTTCTCAATCTTCCTTCGTGGTAATAGGCCTTTCTATTACGTCGCTTTCAAAAATGAATTAACAGGTGATTATTTTCCCGCGATTAGCACGAAAAAAACAACCGAGCGTGAGGCTGAGCGGCAGGCGTGGGTCTGGTATCGCGAGGGCATTCCTTATCGCGGCGGTTCCCTCGATATTAAAACCTTCTCTCTGCGGGATTCGGTTCACCGCGCCGCCGTCTCTCAGGCTGACGCCGTGTATATTGTCGATGAATTAAAACGCCGGAGGCTGGTGCTGTCCTGCGTCTTTGCCGGTGCGCCTGATTCCGTCAGCCTTGCTGATTATCTCACGGAGTTTTGGGATTGGGATCGCTCTCCTTATATCCGCGAAAAACTCCGCGCGGAGCATTCCATTCATAAAAACTACGTTCTGGCTATGGCTCGTGTTATTAGAAACTATTGGGTGCCGTTCTTTCCTTCCTTGCTGCTCGGCGAGCTACTCCCCGGTGAGCTTGATCGCTTTGTCGATCATCTGTCTGCCCTCCGCGTTGGCGATAAAAAGGAGCGTCTCTCCAATGTACGAAAAAACGATATTCTTAAAGCCGGTGTGGTTCCGCTGCGGTGGGCTTACAAAAAAAGTAAAATTGATATTGACGTTACGCGTAATTTAATTTTCTTTTCTGATCAAACTGCCAAGCGGTTAATCCTCTCTCCCCAGCAGGCCTCGGCTGTCTTTGCGCAGGAGTGGGAGGATCGGCGCTCTTACATCGCAAATATGACGGCTATGGTTACGGGGCTTCGGGCTGGCGAGTTGCAGGGGCTTCAATCCTGCGATCTTGGCGACGGCTGCCTGCTTGTTCGGCATTCTTGGAACCGTTACGATAAATTAAAAACTACTAAAACGAATTCGGAGCGGAAGGTTGAGCTTCCGTTCCCCTTCGTTCTGCAGTCTCTCCATTATATCGCTTCATTAAATCCGCATGGTTTCAGGCCGGATTCCTTCGTCTTCTGGTCGAGCCACTCTGCGTATAAGCCAATGGAGCAGAAGCGGTTTATTGTCGGTCTGCGGGATTCTCTTATGTCTTCCGGGCTGTCCGAGGAGGCGGCCAGAAAATATGATTTTCATTCTTGGCGCCATTTCTTTACTACCTATATGCGGCCTAAACTTGAGGATAAACTGCTGCAGTCTCAAACCGGGCATAAATCAAAAAAAATGCTGTTGCGTTATTCCGATCATGTTATCCCGAGGGAGCGTGATAAAATACGCGCTGCGCAGGTCGAGGTTTTCTCCGCGTTGCTTCCGTCAGGCTGATTGCTGAAGTTCCGCGAGCTTCTCTCTCAATTCGACGGCTTCCGTCTCATGCCGGTTCAGGTACGATGTATCAAGCCCGGCTGCGTTGGCAAGGTGGGTAATGGCTTCCCTTATCGGTCGGGGGCCGTCGAGCCGGTCTATCTCATTAAACCGGTTTTTTATCTCCGCGATCTTCTGCTCGGTTTCTTCTGCGGCTTCTTCTTCTTCCGTTTTGCCGTAGATGATCTCACCGTTGGCGCCTATTCTCGCGTAGCAGCCTTTGCTGTTGTAGATGTCTTCTGTGGTTACGTCGTCAGCTTCCGTGAAGCCAGCCGCGTTCATTTCTTCCTCACTATGATAAATTCGGACTATGCCGCTATCCTTCTTCGCAAAAATTTTCTTAACTTCCCTTTCCATGATTTCCCTCCTACGGGTATAGACCCTATACCTAAAAAAAATCGCGGCGCTGGCGTACTACGCTTACGCACCCATCGCATTATAGCTATATTTTCGCTCTTACGCAACGGCTCCGCCCCCGACCGCCGTTGCTCGAACGCGCAGTCGAACGCGAAGAACCCGCATAGCGCGAGCGGGAGCCGCAGTTCGCGCCGTCGCTCCAATAGCCCCCCGCCACCAAAGCACAGGCAAGGCCTAAGAACTGCCCTTTACCTTCTGATTGTCCGTACCATTGATCCATGTTTCCGGGAGAAGCAGGTAAATATCCGTATGTTACCGGCGTTACATTTTGCGCTGAATTCTGCCCGTATGTCTGGCCATATAATCCTCCGACGCTGGTAGTCCGTAGCCATTGCCAAAGCCAGCCACAGCCTTCTTCCACTCCGTAAATACTTATCATGCGGCGCCCTGCGGTGTCGCTGTGTCCTCCGACGCCGTCGCCGGGAAAATTAGAATTGACGATATTTGTCTGCTCGTTGCTTCCCATCATCGCCGCTGCGAATTCTCCATCGTCGAGCAGTTCCTTCTTTACGCAAATCATGTCTTCCACATGGTCTACGTATTGCCGGGATAGTGTCGGCGCTGCTTTGTACGCTGATTTTGTATTTACGCCGGAGCCGCTCTGTAAATAAATATCACACCAGAAATCTAGGCTGGGAATATAAACCATTCCTTCCGGCTCGCTGTGCGGTCTGAAATTTAAACACCAGACCGTGTTTGGCAGAATGTCTCCGGCAGCGTATCCGGCGAGCGGGTGGGGTTTTGAAACTCCTCCCTCAACGTATGTCAGTCCGCTGTTTACTCCTAAGCAGAGCGTGTGGAAACCTGCCATTAATTTTACGTCTGCGGCGTTCATTCCCAATGGCGCGGCTTTTGTCAGACTTATTTTAATTGTGTCGCCGGGGCAAACGAAAATATAATAATCCTTTCCGTTCTGCAGGTATCCTGTATCAAGTAGGGTAGGGACGTTAAGCTCCATATCCTCGCTGTTCAAAAAAACTTTTTTATTCGCGCCTGTGCCATAATCAATTTTGGTTCCGGCTTTCAGCGTGAGCGTTCGTCTTCCGTTGGCTATTATAAACGGACTACTCAACGCGAAAAAAGGCAGCTCTGTTTTACTGACAAGAGCCTTTCCTATGCTTTCCGCATTGCCGGGAAGATCCGCAAGGTTAGTCTTTTGTAAAATATAATCGAGTAATTTTTTAACCTTTATCTTGCGTGTGTCTCCGTTTTCCGAAGTTATCGGGTTATAAACCTGCTGGCTTACTGCCAAGAAGTCATCGTCCGTTAATGCGCTGGCGTCCAGCAATTCATCAAATGCTAATGCAGTTTCTGATGTTTCCATGATAATACTCCTTTCTTTATTTTTTAGCGGTGACTAAATAAGCGCCGCTTTGGGTGACTAGGTACTTTCCGCTTTGGGTTTTCAGCGCACGTCTGCCTCCGAGTGGGCCGTGTTTGGATTGTACAAAATTAATTAAGTATTCCACTTGAAAACGGTACTCCTGCAGTTGGCGGTTCATCTCTTGGTATGCTGCAGCGAGTTTAATATCGCTATCAATAATTTCTTGCCGGGCGGCTTCTTCCGCTTCCGCGAGCGCGGCGTGCATTTCCTGCAGTAAATCAAATTGGCTGTCCTTGCTGATAACCTGTTCGGTGATCTCCTGCATTTGCATTGTCAATTTGTCGGCTGTCTGCTCGATTAATTCAGCCGTCAGCCTCGCTCCGTTGTGTAGGTCTATCTCTTGTGTTTTCGGTGTTATGCGACGAATAACAAGCTGCTCCGCTTCCGGGGGTAGTGGCACGAGCAGTTTTAATCTTCCTCCCATGTCATGGTCTGATAATTTTGTTACTGTGTAATCGGTTCCATAAATCAGCCAGTGTTTTTCTTCGTATTGAAGCGGCCCGGTCGTCGTCCGCTGCCAGCAGCACATAATGTGTTCCTGTTTGTTGTAAATAAATGGGATCGTAAACTCCGAGGGGTAACCTGCCTCAAGGTCGTATATTTCCTGTGTCCTCTGATTAAATATTACACTCTACCTCCTTCCTGCCAATGCTCCGGGTTTCACATTCAATTCCCCGTCTCCGTCTCCTATGCCGATTAATGCTCCAAGTTCTTTCACTCCTGATACCGGCAAGCCTTTATATATGCCAGCGGCTTCGGTTGCCTGCGCTGCGGCTTTTAATAGTTTGTCAAACTCTCCTGTGTGGAAAACTTTAGCCGTTGTTTCCCCGGCTCGCATTGCGCTTTCCAATGTGGGGAGCAGGTTTATTCCGCTTCTATACTGCATCTTTCCTGTAATTATCCGCTCCGCGAAATGCGTTGCCTCGCTGCCGATAATTGGGAACGCGTCTGTAAATTGCGTGGTAGTCCACCATGCCAGTTTCTTGGCTTTCATCGCTTCGTCGTCATCGTCGTTAAATCCTGCGGTAACCGCTCCGAGTATAATTCCGGCTATCGCGTACCCCATGACCGTTCCCACCGCGTTTTTATATCGCCGGTCGCGGATCATCTGCGGCAGGTCGTACCTTATGTTCTGCCAAATTACGTTTAAGCTGGCTGTGAATTGGAGCATGGCTTTCCCGAGTTCTGATTCGGTTTTGAATAATGGGGCTAGGTCGTCCACACGTGAGGAGGGCTGTGTCGCTCTTGTTATGTCGTCGGCGTATTGCGCTGCTTTTACACGGATATCCTTTTCACTTAGATTACCATGAGAATTCTCCCTCGTCAATCTTTTATGTTCTTTTCGGAATAAAACCAGCCAGCCCGGCGCTACGCACATGTTGTCTATCCACTCTAAGCCTTCCATTCCTCTTTTATTAAACTGGCTGATCGCCGCGTCCAGCTTATTGTCAAACTTTTGCTTTGCCTGTTCTTTCACGATGTCGGTCAGAAGGTTTGCGCTCCTGTGTTCCATGTGTTCGCTCAATTCTTTTATCTCGTTCCACAGCGTTCCCCTGTGTGTCGCGTATTCAACGAAAACTCCCCAGTACTCAATCGGGTTCATGTATCCAAAGAACGGCGCCGGGCTTGTTATAAATTGTTTTACTATTCCCGACGTCTTCCATGCCAAATATGCGGCGGCGGTGTTTCCGCGCATTGTTTTAATAAAGTTATCCATCGACGATTTTATTCTCTCGTGGTTCGGGTTTGCCAGCTCGTTAATGTATTTGTTTATATAATCGACGGCCTTCCGTCCGTATCTGTTTTGTATTGCGTCGATTACCTGTCGGCTCTGTTTGTATATTCCATTCAGGTCTTTTACCAGCTGTCCGTAAGCGATAAAATGTTCCTCTTTATTTATGGCATCAGACCACACTCCTAAAATATCCAGCTTAATTGCGGTTTGGTATTGTGGCGGGATTTCTACGCGCTTGTTAGTAAATCCCTTTTCTACAAATACTTTAAACGCGCCGCTCGATGATCCCATTAATTCTCTGGCCAGTTGTGCGTCTGCGGTGCTTGCGCTCACGGCTGCCTGCCGGTTCATCGGGAAATAATGTTCAACGATTGGCATAAAAGAATTATTATATCGGGTCAGGGCGTCGCTCAACCGTATTCCTCCGGCTGTAAAATCTTCGTCAATGGCCGCCAGTAACTGCAGGTAGTTTGGGTTCTCTGTGATCAATCTCTGCGCGGCTGCTTCCACTTTGGCGTAGCGTTCCTCTGCCATTTCGAGTAACGGCTCCATGTCGTCTCTCGTTATTCCCTGCCGTTGGTACGGCCCTCTTTCGTTTTCGGACAAAAGATTTCCGTACATCACCGCAGCGCGTGAATAGTCGTCCCGCGTTGCGCTGATAAATCCGATCAATTCCGCTGCTGTAAATGTATGTTTTCCGAGGTCGCCTCCGAGTTCAACGTCCGTGCTTTTCTGCCATAATTCGCTCTCTGTAATTTCCAGCGTCTTCATGCGCTTTTGTAGCCTTTCTGTTCTCGTGTCAACCGCTGACTTCTCCGCGTTGTACGCGTCGCTCGCTCCCCGGTAAAGCGCGGCGCTGTTCTTTCCGCTGGTGTCTCCGTTATCAAGCATTCGCGCGAACCTGTAAATGTTCATGTCCGCGTATCCGAATAGCGGCCCTTTAATGTTCCGGCGCCGCGCCGCTGCCTGCGCGGTTCCCGCCACTCCTTCATCGTATTTGCCGAGTATTTTTTCTATGTCTTCCGGCTTCGTTCCCGGTGTTACGGTGCGGATCGTATTTCTCACGGCTGCCTGATAATCCCTGATCCTTCTGCGCTCCGCGTCAATATTCGCTTTATAAATCTGTTTTCCTTCTACCGTCAGGTCGTCAATGATTTTTGCCAGCTCTTGTCCTTCCTGCAGCGTCCATTCAGAGAATGGTTTATCCATGATCCTGTAAAATACATCTTGCGGTAGGTGCTGTAGCGCGATCTGCTTTTCGGTTTCTCCGTTCAGTCCGGGGTAGTTCTCGTTCCTTCTCTTGATTATGCTATCCAATCCCAGCGCCGTCGCCCAGTCTTTAGGCGGTATTTTTATATATAAATATTTTTTCTCGTCGCCGGTCAGATCTTCAAACTTTGCTTTGTTTAATAGGTTCTGCAGTTTCGCCTTTGTAACTTCGGCTTTCCCTTTCAAAACCGTTTCCCGGAGCTTCTCGTCTACCTTCCATGTTTCAAAAATCGTCCGCAGGTACGGCTTCTCAATTCCTCCGATAAATCGGTCGAGGCCTTCAAGCATGGACGGCTCTATTAGTCTCTGAATTATGGCGACGGCGCGGCCTTGGTCTGCGTTCACTTCGTGTGGGGATATCGGTCGGAGAATTCTTTTGGTTACTCCCTTTTTGGCTTCTCTTAATTCCCTCGCGCTTTTCTGCTTTTGTTTCAGCTCGTCGATGTGTTTTCTCAATTCTTCTCTGGCTGCTTTTCGTGCCAGCGCCACGGTCAGCGTCGCCTCGGTCTTCGCGGATTTCCTGTAGTCTTTGTACTCCTCCTGCAGCGCGTCAAATTTCCCCTGCCATATTTCCTTTGTTTCTGTTCTGGACGCTTTCACCGCGTCTCGGACGCGCTCGTCCGAAAGGGCGGCCTGAACGTCGATCTCCAATTGCTGCGCTCTTGCCAATGCTTCAAGGGTTTTTAATATGGTGTTATAGTTTGCCTGCGCTCTCTGTAGTTGGAAAGCTATCCGCGCCGCGTCGCTCTGTCCGTTTTTAATTGCTTTGTCGAGTTTCTCATTCTTCCGGGTGATGTATTCCCGCGCTTTCAGGGCGCGTTCAAATGTCTCATTAAACTTCTTTCCAGCCATGCGCTCGATATATTCGTTATCTTCCTGCCGGTCGGCTTCCACTTCTTTTAATGTTTCCTCTGCCTTCTGGCGTTGCTCCTGCAGTTGTTTTATGTAGGCTTTCTCAATGGGATCGTTAAACTCCGCGCGTCCTGTTCTTACCTTCTCCGCGAAGTCCTCGATGTCGAGTTGCTCTGCCAGCTGGCGCAGTTTCTCCGGCGTGAGGCTGTCCACGTCCTGCCTGCGGCTGTCCGTTATGCGGTGTTTTAAGGCTTCGGCTGTGGTGTCTTCCGCGCTCACGGCCATGTCCTCGCGCTCCATTACTGCGGCATAAATTGCCCGGTATTCTCTTGGGGAGTTCTGGATCATGGTCAGTATCTGCTTGCGCTGCGTTTGTCCCATTTTTCCTCGCGCCATAAAAATTGATTGCCATGTGGGGTGTTTCAGTTTCTGTCGCAGCTCGTCTGTTACTTCTCCCAGCTTCTCGCGTTTCGCCGCGTCTTCTTCGTCCACCGCTCCCCAATTGCTGTAATCCTCATTGTGCATAACGGCGGCGGTTTCCACGAAGTCTTCAAGCGCTCCGGGTTCTTCTATCGTTTCAAGGAACGCTTTGTCGAGTTCTGCCGGTTTAGTTTTTTCCGTGCTGGCTTTCCCTTCGGTTTGTTCCTCTGTCGCGTCTACCGCTTTGCGGGCATTCTTCCAATATGTTTTATACCATGCGTCTATTTGCTCCTCTGTGAAAAAGTCCATCTGTTTTATATATTCAAACTCTCCCATAGGTTCATCAAAGCACGCCTCGGTAAATTCCCGCCATTCTTCGTAGCTGTCATAGGAGGCCGCTTCTTCCATCATGTTTCTGTTTTCTGATTGGAGCAGGTAGTTGGAAATCTTTACATCGTCGTCACTAAATACCACGTAATTGTGGGAGCCTTCTCCCTGGTCGCGGCTGCCCGCGTCTAGGTAGCGTATTCCTTTAATTCCCATTGAGTTTAAGTATTCAGAAGCGGCACGGTCACCTCCCTTATAATTTGAAATTATTCTATACAAAACCGAGCCATTAAAATTATTAAGGAAATAATCTTTTCCTTTTTCATCTTGGAATGTCCTGTCTTCAATCTCTGATAATATGTCCCCAATTTTATTACGTACATTTTCCGGCTGCTCGTTGAGCTTCTTGTCCCAGTCCAGCATCTGGTGATTTTCAGGGATATCGACCATGTATGTTTGGCCCGGCGTTTTGAATTTTCCTTCAAATGTTTTTTTAAACCAGTCTATCGCCTCTTGTGAATATTCATTTTCTTTAGCATATTTAATCGTGTCTTCGTAATTGTATCTTAACATGAGATTTTCGATCATGTTCATTCGATCATATACTTTTTTTATTTCTGGCGGTCTTGTCTGAAGTGTTTTATCTTCCCAGTAATTATACCATTCTCCCATTGTTCTCCCGGAGAATTTCTTTTTATCCGTCTTTTCAAATAATCCTTTTCGCGATGCCGATGTCTCTCTATAATATTCCGCTATTTCTTTTTTGTCAGTAAAATAATGTCCCCAGCCGTAAGCCTGCGCTCCTTCACCCTCTCCCATGTGGCTGCTGTCGAATTGATCAAACTTTTGTGCGCTGCCGTGGTAGGCGATTTGGTATAAAATCGAAGGGTTCCGGGGATCGAATGTTCCGGCGTTGTCCGTTGCGGATTTTATTTGTGCCGGGTTAAATGCTATATAACTGGTAGAACCAAAGTCCTCTACATCGTTTCTGTATATTATTCCATCGTTGCCATTTTCCTTGGCATTTTTTATTACTGGTTCCCATTCATCAAATTGATCACTTGATTCTATCGGGTTTTTTATAGATAAAAAAACAGGTGTTAACGTATATCCTAATTCTTCAATTAGATTATAATCTAGCATATTTCTATAATCTGCAACAGCTTGCTCTGCGGCGATTCTCGCTTCTTTCACTGTCTCGTAGGTTTCCTCTGATTCTTCAAGGTCGGTTGTCCAGTAAAAACCTTTTTTTTCTTCTCTGTATTCTACTTTAATGCTTCTGTACAAGTCTTCGCCGGGTTTACTTTCTTTCCTATCTTGCGCCGCTTTTTCTGAACCAAAGTGCATGGCTCCTTCTGGGATAAAGTTTTCTTCCGTTCCAAATGTTCCGCCATGCCAAACCGCCAGCGGTTCTCCGTTTTTGTCTATTACCTTTGACGCGTTACTGGGATCGTTCTCCCAATCTCCAAACCAATTTTTAAAGTTCTGTGTCCGTACTGTCAGCCATTGGTCTTCTGTCAGGTTAGTTTTCTGACCGTTAGGTGCTTTTAACCAGCCTTCCTTTGGAGATCCGTCTTCATTGTGGTACTGGTTATAAACTGTTTTCTGCTGCTCCTCCGTCTGTAAAAGCATTAAACCTGTCAAATCCAGCACGGCCTTTGCTTTTTCTTCATAGGGAATATCCGGGTTGTTTATTAAATCCTGCAGGTATTTCTCTTGTGTCTCCGTGTGGCTCGGTGTGGCTCGGTGTGTTTTGTCTGTATCGGCTTCCCGTGGGGTGTTGGTTGTCTCGGCTCCCTGTTCTGTGTCATTTATCGTTTTTTCTGTCTGCGCCTCTCCACGGGCTTCCTGACGCGATTGCTGGGCTTCTTCCGCTCTGGCTTGGTCTACCAGCTCCCCGCTGAATAATGATTGGTAAAATTCCTCTACCTGCGGGGATAGTTCCGTCCAGCCTTTCAGGGTCTGATAAATGCGCTTCATGAATTCTTTTATCTTTTCAAACAATCCCTTGATCTGTTCGTTGGGCGCGGTGCCGTTGGTGCAGTAATTTTCCAGCGCGTCTGTGAAGGCTTCCTGCTGTTCCGGCGTCCATGTGGTGGTGTTCTCGTCAAAGTAAACCGTCGTTCCTTTATTCTGGCCTTTACTCATCACGTAGCCGTTCAAGGCGCGGTTGGCTATGCGGCGTTCTGCGTCCGTGAAGTCGGCTTCAACCACGTGCGCCGTTTCGTGTAAAACTGTGGACGCGTCTGCGGAGTTTTTATTCAAATAGATTATTCTCTTTATTCCCTCGGCTGTTTTCGCCAGCCATGTCGCTCCGTTAACTTTGTATCCATTTCGCTGCGCGGCTAACGCGTCTCCCGGAGCCTCGTTCGTTATGCTCCCGATCAGCCGGTTCATCGCTCCGTTCAGGCTCTCTCCCCGGCGCTGATAGAAAGCCCTGAACGCTTCCGCTGTAAGGGCTATCTCAAGTGGAGAGTTCTTTTTCATAAACGGTGTAAACCGCTGGGCTACCTGCCGGGCTTCGTTGCTAACCTTCGGGTTGGTTCCCTTCTCGTGATAGTTCAGGCCTTCTTTCGGGCCGCGCGGGTTTTGGTTTATTAATTCCTCTTTAATCTTGAGGTTCTGCTCGCTGGGGTTCCATGTGATTTCCATTCCCGCAAACCGTTCAGCGAATTGCTGGTATAGTTCGGCGCGGAGGTTTTCGTATCCGCTGGCCATTTTGAATTCGTCAATGGTTATATTGTTTTCGTTCTGTGTGTAATTTATATAGCCGTAATGGTTCGCTCCTGTCTGCTCTTTGTCGTTAATTCGCGGGTCACCGGCCACGTACCGTCCGTCAATGCTGCCGTCTTCTTTGGTGTCCGTGTACTCGGCAATTTCCAGCTTGCCGTCTTTGTCGTGATAAATATTCGCGGTATCCTTCGCGGCCAGCTCGGTGATTGTTTCCCCGGTTTCCTCGTCCTTGCGCTCCACGGTTTCCGCGTTTCGGTAGTCCGTAACTTCCGCGAGCGCCTCTGCGTCCTGCACGGCTTTCTCTTTGGCTTCGCGCTGCTCCGGGGTAAGGCGTTCCTGTTGCACTTTAAAAATATCTTTTAACACGGCTTTTTCCGTGTCAGTCTTCATTCCTTCTAATACTGATAAATCAAGCCCTTGCTCTTTCGCCTTGTTTATGGTTTCAATGAAGGCGGCTTCACTCGGGGCTGCCCTCGCTATGTCCGCAATAACTTGAGCGGATTGCAAATTATTTTTATAACCGATCCGCGCTCCGGGTATGCCCAGCAATAGCGCGGTTCCCAGTCCTCCCCATGTCGCTTCCTTTATTTCTTCCCATGCTTCATCAAAATCTTTCTTTTTAATTTCGGGGTGGTTCTCAAGTTCCTTTTCTAATTCTTTTTTAATGTCTTCCAGCGGTTCGTTATAAATTTTTTTTAATAACGCGTCTCTGCGTTCGTTCGCTTGTTCCGCGGCGCGGTTATAAAAAGCGACGCTTGTTATTTGCTGGGTTCCTTCTTCAAATGCTTCCCCGGCCACTTCCTGCAGGTAATCAAGAAACATTTTAGCGCCTGCGCCCATTTTGCCCTTTATGAACCACTTGGCGATTACTTTCTCCGCGACGTTTGGTAATGCCTTCCCAATTATTTTGCTCGTCGTTCCGGCCACTACGCCGCCACCTACCACTTCAATGGCGCCCTGTATCTGCGCTGACAAGTTAGCGTTATTCCATGCGATGTCGTCCGGGATTCCTTGGCTTATTAATTCGTAATATTCAAGCCCGACAGTCTGGTGCGCTGTCGTTTCCGCTACTGCCAATCCCGATGCCGCCGTTACGAGTACGCCTGCCAAGCCAGCGGGTAGGGCAGCGCCTTCTATTATTGCGCCCACTCCCGTTGCGGCTATCGCTCCGGCGCCGATTGCTATTCCCATCGGCAGCGCGTTCTCCGCTGCGCTGGTTGTTATGCTTCTAAAGAACGCGCTGATGTCTGCCCAGCCTCCCTGCCTCGTGTACTCGTCCTGCCAAATCTTGGGAACGTGATCGCGCATTCTTTCTAATTTCTTGCTTGTCTCCTGTATGGCTTTCATCACTTCCGGGTCTTGTTTTGATTTGTGGTAATCTATCGCAAGTGAATTTAATTCCATTGACAAATACGAAACCGCGAAACTGTCTACCACCGCTTGTAGTCCTGATTTTTTTACAAACTGTTGTCCTGTATAAAGCTGGTGATAATTATCAAGGTTTAAATATGCGTTCTCCAAAGATACATTAAAAAAGTCCGCGTACATATCCGCTGCGGCTATGCGTTCTTTCATAAGCTGTTTGTCTTCTGCGGTGTCGATTGCCGGTTGCGCCACCTCCATCAATCTCAACGCTTCTTCGCTGAAGTTCCTGCCGTTGCCGCCGTACTTCTCTTGTAGCTTGCTGTAATAATCTGTTCTGGCTTCAGTAAAAGATTTCTGCTCTTCTGCTATCATTGCGGAGTATTGCTCGTAAGCCTGTAGTTGCTGCTCCCTGCGCTTTCGTGATTCCGCTATCGCCGCGCCCTGCGGTGATGAAGGATCGTTCATCGCTTCCAAGCGCCGGTTATTTACATAATCGTTGTAATTGTCTACAAACTCACCCCATGTGTTATTTAAATTCTTTCATCTTTCTGTCGAAGTAGGCCTTTCCCATTTCTGTATTTATTTTATATCCAAGCTGTTCTTTTAATGCCTCTCTGTATAAAGTACGGTAAAGTTCATCGTTAACAGGCCTGCTGCCGTACATTGCCAGCCGGTTTCTGTAGTTAGTCAACACTTTTTCTTCAAAATCTTTCGGCAGTCCTTCTTCGTATTTCTTAAACGCCGCGTCTTTTTCGGCTTCGAGTTTTTTCTCAAAGGACGATAATGTTTTCGCGTCTTCAAGTTTACCCTTCGGGTTAACAATAACTTTATGCTGTTTTCCGTCCATATCTTCTACGATGTGGAATACGCGCCCGGTCTCGTCTTTGTCTGATCTCTTTTCTACTTCATGACCGATATATTTCATGTATGTGCCTGTTAGAGCGTCTTCTACTTTTTCCCTGCCGTAGTTTATAATGTTTTTCTTCATCTCCCCCGCGCCAGTAACAACCATTTCATGCTTTCCTTCCTTCCCTACCGGCGCGAAGAACGCATCGAGTTGTCCGCTGTAAGATAATTTGTTGATCTTCTCCATGTCCGATTGTGTGATTTTCTTATCCCTTCCCATCTGTAAATATTTGGCGGTTTCTTTGTTAATTGTATCCCTTATAAATTGCTGGCGGTCTTTGCTTTTTATTTCGTTATTGGTAAACATTCTCGTGAGGACTTCCGTAATGTCACTTTTTGTTCTGTCGTCTATCTTGTATTCCTTGCAAAGTTGATCAAATACATCAAAGGCTTGCGCCGTCAGCGGGTCTTTATATTTTAGCATATCTTTATAATATTCATTCCTTTTGTGTCCTGTCCTTTCTGTGTATTCCAATCTAAACATTTCCGAGTATGCTTCATCTATTCCAATCTCTCCGTTTACGTATCTTCTCCACGTCGCTTCCATCATCGCGCCGTTGTAGTTATTTAAATCTTCCTCGGAGCGTCCGCTTCTCCCAGTCCCTCCGGTTGCCATTGCGTCAAGCCTCTTCATAAATTTATAATACTCATCTTCGTAATCACAGGCCAAAAATTGTTTTTCTTGTCCTTCCAAAACATATTTTAAATACTCCGCATTTTCCGGCGTGGCTTTCGCCGTTATGGGTTCCCATTCTTTATTCAGCCTGTCCTGCTCCGGCTTCACGGCTGTGGCTCTCGCTTTCTCCGCAGCTATATACATTTCGCCTTCTTGTACTCTATTTATTTTCCTGGCTTCTCTCTGCTCTGCCAGATACTCTTTTACGGCGGCGGGGCCTCCGGTTTCCCATTTCGATATAGCAGTATCATTTATATTTAATGCTTCCGCCTGCCGTATGGCATCAAGGTAGTCTGCTTTGCTTCCATCTGCGCCTCTCCATGAAGACGCGCTGTCTATTATTTCTTTTAGCTGTGTGAAGTCTCCTGTTTTCCTGCCGACTTCTATCGCGTTTGTTAATTCCTGTTTATATACGTCGTAGCGGTCTTTCGCTACTTTTTCCGCTGCCTGTCTTTGCGCTCCTAGTTCTATATTCTCAAAGGCGTTTGTGGCGATCTGCATTCCTCTGTCAGCGGCGCTGTTCGTCCAGTAATTGCTTCCTACTTTTTGTATAATCTCTTGTTTAAGTTCCCCAAGCGTTCTGCCATCCTCCATTTTGTAATCGTCAAATCCTTTAAGAGTTCTTATCGTTCCACCCTTTCCGTCCGACACTTCTTCAACTGAAATGTGGCCATTTAATATGGCTTCAGTTAATTCCTTCTGATATTGTATCGTACCTGTTTGTATATCTAAATTTGATTTTTGGTTGTGATAATCATCAACCGCTTTTGCTATGCCTACGGCGGCATTGGTCAAAGATACCGCCGCTTGTGTCGCCTGTATCGCTGTATGAGCGAGTAACATTTTTTTATTGAAATTTATCATATCTTGGTTTAACGCCAGCTGTCTGTCTCGGAGATCCAAACTGCGGCTTTCCAAGTTAAGGCTGCTTCTTTCAATTCCTGCGCGTTCTCTTGATATTTTTATATCGCCTTCCAAAAATTGCGATCTTCTCGCTTCCTGAACCGCGCCTTTTGAACGCCGGAGGGGATCATAATTAATACTTATAAGTCGTACAGTCGCCTCCTACTTTCCGTTACTAAAATTCTGTTCAATGAATTCTTCTAGATCATTCTTGAGGTCGTTTTTCGCTTTCCTGCTTTTATCAATGCTCTGGTCTGTCATTTCAATTGATTGCTGCCAGTCCTCAATCGTCGCCTGCATATTTGCTCTGTTCGCTTCCATTTCCTGCCTTTGGAAATCGAGGTCAACCTTCAGCTGATCCATTTCCATATTCGCGGCGGTTAATTGTGAACCGAATAAACCGCCGTTCGCGTCGAGGGTTCGGTCTTCTCCCACGTAATCCACCAGCTTCCTGTCAAGCATTCCTGTGGTGTGCGCCTGTGAAGTTCCGGCGCCGACGCGTCCTGTGGCTCCGGCCAGCGCGTCTGAATATCCGATTGCGTTCAAAAAATTTTCGTAGGTTTCCTTTCCGCTTGCCATAAGCTGATCTGTCTGCGCCTGTTTGCTTTGTACTTCCTGCGCGTATTGTTTGCTGTAATTCGCCAGCCATTTGTCGTAACTGTCCACTTGGGTTTGTGCGTCTCTAATGTCAATTCCATACTGTATCTTCTTGCCTTCAAGAGCGTCTATTTCTTGCTCGTAACCTGAAATCTGGCTTTTAATGCTGTTAGCATGACTTTGTTTTTGCAGTTCAAGCTGTTCTCTTGCTATCTGCTGTTGTTTCTCGGCGATGTCCAGCTGTCCTTGCGCGATTTTGTCTGCCTTTTCTCCTTGCTTGTAACCAAAATAAGTACCTACCGCTGCGACTCCGGCTCCAACAAGTGAAGCAATTGCTGTTGTTGTTGCCATTCTTAAGCCTCCATAATTGCCACTCGCTCCACTAAAGCGAGCAGGGTAAAGGGTACCGGCTCGTCGTGCGTGACCACCAGTTCTCCTTCTGTATCTATTTTCCCCGAAACCATTAATTCAATTTCCCCTGTGAACGGCTCCGGCGCCGTGCCTAGCACGTAACTTCCAAAGCGTTGGGTTATCAGCTCGGCGCTTTTTTCCTCGGTGGTTCCGGCCCGTCCTTTGAGGCTCTTGTAAAGTTTCAGGGTAATTTTTTCGATTCTCTGCTTTTTCCCCATGCTTGTACCGTTTGCCGGTATCCGTCTTTCGTTAGGGGAAAACGCTGCCCTGTACGGTAGTCCAAGGTGGACCTTGGTCACGGCGTTTTGTATTTCCGCTGTACCTTCGCTGTCTACTGTAATTGGCGGTTCAATGGCGCCGTCAGCGAATATGCGGATCGTCTTTCCTGCGAAACGCTGCAGGCCGGTGATGATCTTCGTCGGTTCATTATAAGTCCGTTTCTCCCCGGCGTCGATGTAATGGCTTTCCGTGTAGTCTTCGTTCACAAGGTCTTCAAGGGTCAGGTGTTCGACGTTTCTTTTCTCTCCTCTCTTAATTACAAATAAAATATCGTCACCGGGTTTCTGCGCTGCGACGGCCACGGCTTCCACTTCTCCGTCTGTCGGGTGCCGGGCGTAGGCCAGTACGCCAGCGCGAATGTTTATCGTGCAGCTTATCAATTCGCCTGCGTTTGTTACAATCCAAATCGTAGGGTAGGGGTAATCTGCCACGGCGTAGTCTTTTATTCCGGCGCCGAAAAAATGGGCGGCGCGTTCTGAAATATCCGTATCAATATAACCGCTTCTCTGCGTGTTCTCGTTCCAAACAAGGGCGCGGAGCGTTCTTCCGCTTCTGCCCACATAGACCATTGTGTCCTTTGTGCCTCTGGCTTGCAGTTCGCAAGATCCAGCGTACTCGATTATGTTCATGTCAAATGTTGCCGGGGTGGGTACGTCGCCGGTGTCGTTCCATGTGGTTCTTTCGGTCGCCGCTAGGAAATGTTTGCCTGCGGCTATCCACTGTATCCGGCTGCCGTGCATATCGTTTTCCTCAAGGATAATGGCGTCTGCCGGGTTGTCTCCTGCGGAAAAATCTGTATAACGATTACTTCCTGTCATGCTGTCTGGTGCGCGGCTCATAAATATTCTGTTAGGTTCGTTCTTTGTTCCTGCAAAGCACAGCCTTCCGGCGTCGAAGGCTACCGCTCCCGGACGTTCGTTCTCTGCGGTAAAGTCTTTACCTGTGAATGTCGGTAATGAATTTACAACAGCGCTGCCGTTCCATGCCAGCTTCAAAGGCCGTTGATCTTGGTGAACAATCCATAAATTATTCGCCGAGGCCGCGTACTGCAGGTTCGGCAATTGTGCGGCGGTGTAGGTGTTTGCGATCTGCTGCGTTACTTGATAATCGCTTCCTCTCCGCACTTGAATCATTCCCGCTGTTATTTCAAGAATGATACTGATGCCGTCCGAAAGCAGCCAGTCTATTAGTCGGGCTGTTTTGTTGCTCTCCGTGTTTCCGTGGTACCAAGTGCCGGGGCGTTTCCGCATTCCTCCTGTCATCATTGGGATCAGGTTCTCCATGCGCCTCGCTCCCATTTCTTGCGCTGGCGTGTCTATCCGCGCCGCGACGAGGGGGCTGGTTTCTCCAAGGAAAACATTATATAGCAGGCTGATGTTCATACTCTTTTCTCCGCGTGGAAGTCTTTACCGGCTGCGTCCGGGTCGTAGTTCATCTGCGCGTCTTCATTTTTCGCTATCTCAATAGCGGCCTGCGCCTCCGCTGCTATTAGTCCTGTTAGTTGCTCATTTGATGTCAGCGGCGTTGACAATAAATATGCTAAGTGCGTACTGATCGCCTTCCGCATTGATTGGGGGAGCAGGTTCGGGTCGTCCGGGCGGCCTATATAAATTATCTGCAGCGCGTCCGCGTCCGAAAGGATTTTACCGTTCTCCACTTGGAACGGCACTATTTCGCTTTCTTCCGGCTCCTCGTTAATTCCTCCGTAAACTTTCACCAGCCTTATACAGTCCATAGGATAATTAAATTGGTACTTCCAGCCAAACGCTGGCCTCTCCGCGTTCATGGCGAGGCGCTGTCTTCTTCTGGCAAATTTAAAATCCCATTGCCCGAGTATATGCTCTATTGCCTCCGGCAGAAACCGGCTGCAATATGAAGCGTTATTTGTTCCGTCTGAAAGGTCGGCTATGGTATCCGCTCCCAATCTTCCAAGGGCGCGGTTGCAGATCTGCGTCCATGACGCTGTATAATCTACGCTGTCACTCATTTTCGGGTCTCCAATTAATTACTTCATTAATAAAGTCGTTTGCCATTTCTCTTATGTCTTCTTCCGTTAAATCCGTCTCCTCGCATACTCCTCCAATGCCTATATATTTTTTGTCTGATAAATCATCCTCAAGTGTAGGGATATATTCCGTTGTCATCGTTAGCATAAAGCGCACTGCAACCGTATCGTATAAATTATTATACATAATAGTCATGCCCATTAATTTTTTATTATTTATCAATAAGTCGTTTCCGTCCGGGTATGCTCCATTAATTCTTTTGGTAAAGTAATTTAAAAAATGTTTCTGCGCGGTTTTCGCTGTGTCTTCATTCATTCCCTCTTTTTTCAAAAACATTATGAGGGCTATTACTCCGGGAACTAAAAATATTTTGCTTCCGTCTTTTTCAAGATTCGTTATTAAATAAATATGCTTTTGAGAAGTTACCTTGTCTGGTGTATGCCTATTAAATACTATCGGGATTTTAGTCTCTACTAAATATGCCTTTTCTGTTAATCGTTCTTGATCATTTTCAAGGTTACAAACATATCTGGACATTCTTGTAGTTACTTCTCTAATCTTTGGATCGTCGGGGTCAGTTAATAATATGCGTTCTACATCAAACAAGGTATTTACATTACACCTGCGTGGTCTGTGTCTGGCCTTCGCCAGCCTGTGCGGTTCCTGCTGTCACTCCACCAGCCTGTGCTGCTGCGATGACTTGCTTCAATTCCTCCACGTTCATGCGGTCGGTACCGTTAATCCCGAGGTTCTTTGCCTCCGCTATCAGCTCCGCTTTGGTGGGCGGTTTCGGCGGGGGAGGGGGCTGGCCTTCGCCAGCCTGTGCGGTTCCTGCTCCTTTTGCTTTCAAAAAGTTGACGGCTTCCTCGTCTACCGGCGAGAAAAACGAAAGGGCGCCGAGTTTTATTTTTTCATCAGCGGCGATAAGCGCTTCGGCTTTTTTCGCTGTTATGTCGCTGTAAACCGTGCCAGCGGTATATAAACGGTCACCGCTATGGAAATATTCTGTTTTGCATAAAAACTTCATTTGATTACTCCTATAAATTAAAATGGCGCCGGAGGGTTATTCCGGCGCTTGTTAGGTGCTATTTCCTCGGCTGTGAAGGGCCAGGTTCGTAGAATGCGATCACTCCTGTTTGCGCTGCTGCCAAGGCTGCCCGTACGTACCGTTTGTGTTTCTTCGGCATCTGTAAAAGCGCGAAGTTTCCTGTCTTCGGGTTGGTCACGGGCTGTCCTTCCGCGAGGTCGGTAAAGGTTGAATTGTCGTCGCTGTCCTGCAGTTTTGGCGTAACGCTGCCGGTGATGTCCGATTCGGCGTAGAAAACTACGGTAGATTCGTGCTGCTCACCTGTGCGGTGGCTCTGCATTGCCGCGCGGGGGTCTATGGTTTCAAAGTCCAGGACGTTCTCTGAACCGTTATTGGTTACGTTTCCGAACCTGCTTTTATAATCTGTCATTCCGATATCCTCCTTACGCTGCGGCGGGGACGGCGCTCTCATTCTCGCTGATCGCGTCCCACGGGCGAACTGGTATACCGACAATTCTCGGTACCAAGCCAAAATTCTCAATTTCGCTGATTGTAATGCTCGCGTTTCCTTTGTCCCATGCCATTGCTTCAATCTGTCCGTAAACGCTGGGCGGTACAAATAATACCGCGCCGCCGCCTCCGGGGGTTGGAAGGTAGGGCTTGCAGCTCATTATGAGTATTTTCGGATCAAAGTGGTTGGGGCTGCTGGGGTCTACGGCTATGTTACAAATCCGCATGAAGGCTCGGGGGCTTCCTTCAACCAGTCCTGCGTTGATCGCGTAACGTCTCACCCACACGTCGTGGTAGCCTTTGCCGTCCGGGGCGGGGCGGTTGTGCTTTCCTTGGTCGGTGTTGGAAAGGCCGGGGCTGGTGTGCTTGCCATAAATAAAGTGAAAGCCTCTTTTGCCGAATTCAAACAGCCATGCGCTGGTTAATCCTGTGCCGGTTCCTCCTGCGGAGAAGCAGAAGTTTTTCGGGTCAACGAAAGCCTTGCGCTCCGTCAGCGATTTAAACGCTTTGCTGTCTCCGGCGTTCTTGGGATAAATAATGCGTTTGTTGAAATCCTGTAAAATGCCTTCAAGGTTGATCGTGTCGTAGGTGTCTCGCGCTTTGTAGGGATCGTCCGCAAACAGCAGAATTTTATCCGGCACTACTGATTCACCTTCGTAAATCTTGACCGGCTCTTTCAGAATATCTGCCGTCCCGCCAACCTCGGGGATACCCGCGTTGACTTCGGTAAACTCACCACCTTCAAGGTGCTTTGCCCTTAATTCTTCGGTGTGCGATCCGTGCGTGGTTGGGAACCACGTTACTTCGTCGAGGAATGCGTTTCTCTGCTGGAAGTCTGCCAGCAGGTTCGCTGTCTCAACGTTCCCGCTCATCTTGTTGGCTTCTGCCAATGTGAACGGTTTGTTTTGGGCTAATACTGCCATGTTAGTTTCTCCTAATGATTTATTAGGGAGACGACGGCTTAAAGGATTTTTACTCCTTTTGCCCTCGCTTCCTCCTCATTATGAAACTAACACAGCCGGATCGGTAATCGGCGCAGGCCTGCGCCTTTCCTTCTCCTCTATGTCAATCTTGCCGGATCAGCTCGATAGCTTTTTGCCGGTGAGTGTCTCCACTCTACCTTGCATACGCTGGTAGCTATATTTATAAATATCATAAATTATTTTTTTTGTCAAGTTTTTTAAGCTACAAATTCGCATACTCCGATACACTCCCCATTAAAAAAATCAGAATTAATGCCGTCTAGACTTTCTTCTGTTTCCCTAAGTTGTTCTAATGTTATATCTTTTAAGAAACTGCCCTGCCCAAATTGTTTCCTAAAACTGCTTTCTAAATCTTCCCTCTGCTGGTAAATATCAGGCATTGTTTTTAATAATTTTCTCCATTGTTTTTTACCTTGCCTGACACAGCCGCCGCTGCAGTTATTATGCTCAAATCCCAATTTGTATAATTCAGGCATTTTAATTCCTGTTTGTTTAAACCAATCGTCAATTTTATGTCGTGGTATTTCTTGTTTAATAAGCGGAAATTCAAGGGTACAAAATTTACCTGTTTTCACATAAATATTTTGATATACAGCTATAATGCGGTGCATACGGTTGTATTCTTCAAGTCCTATGCCGAAAATTAAATTATCTCCGTCTTTATAAAACTTTTGTAGTCTTTCGGCTTTTAATACCCTTGAACATACAGGTACACGGTTACAGCCTAAAAAATGCTCGTCAAAAAATACCTGTTCGGGCGTTCTTCCATCTGCGTCAATATAAATTTCCTTGTCTAAAAAGGCTTGAATGTCATTTAGAAAACGGTATAAATCGGCGTGTTCCCATTTTGTGTCGTTAAAATACAACAGCACATTTTCTTTACCATGTTTTTGAATTGACAAGAAGGCGGTATAAAATGACATTATACCACCACTTAATGTAGCTATATTCATTATTTATTCTTGTCTCCGTATTCCTTTTTAAAATCGTCGCTGTAGGTGTGCAGCGGTTTTTCCGTTCCCTCCGCTGGCGCCGGGGTCTGCGCCGGTGGTTGCGCTGGGGGCGTGGCGGGTGGGGTAGCGGGTGTGGTTCCGTCTTTCTTCTCTCTGGCGTTAATGCCGTCCATCACTTCGTCAAATATTCCGGCCATGTTTATTTCCTCCTGTTTGCGTACTGGCTGGTAAATTGATCGCCCTTCGGGAGAGCGTCCTTTTTCGTTTCCTCTTTGCCGGGGCCTGCCTGCGGGATTGGCGGCTCTGTGTTACCGGCCTTAAAAATATCCGCTATGCCTCGTACAAAGGCGGTACTGTAAAGCATTCCGCTCTGGCTTAATTCGCGTACCAGTTCCCTGTCTCCTAACGCCACGAGCGCTCTTTTGAAATACTCTTTAGTTTCTGCGGCTGTCTTCTCGTCTTTTACGTCCTTGAGCAGCCTTTCTTCAAACGTGTCTGCGAGGGCTTTTTGTTTTATTGCTCCGGCTTCGCTGCCTCTTTTTATTATTCCCACGTATTGCGCGTACATCTGCTTGGCTTGGTTCTTCGTCAGTCCAATGCTGCGGAAGAAATCAGCCAGTCCTTTTGCCGCTGCTGCTTTGGCTTCGTCCGTGTCTCCGCTTTGGATCAGCTTCGCTTCGAGGCCGTATTCTTCGGACGTTTTGGGAATATCCATTCTCTTGAGGAAGTTGTCTATTTCCTCCGGCGTTGCTTCTTTCCCCGGAAAGACCACGGCGTTCTGCAGTTTCGTGCGGTTGATAAAATACTCGTCGAATACTTCGCCGAGCTGCTTTCCTTTCAAACCTTGCAGATTTTCCTTGTGTTTCTCGCGGGTTTCTTTCGGGAGTTGCGCCGCCCACCAGCCTTTCCATTCTTCGCCTTCGTCTGCTGGCGCCGATGGCTGTGCCGGGGCTGGTGTGGTTCCTGCTGGCGGTGGAGCAGGGGTTGTCGGTGGTGCCGGGGGTGGGGTGGTTCCGTCTTTCGGTGGTTCGTTGTTTTTCGGGTCTACAAAATGCCTCCTTCTTTGTTTTCTTCTCCGTTGATTATTCCTTCGAGGTCACGGTCGTTCGCGTTTCTGATCCGCGCTTCCGTGTCCTCAAATAAATTGTTAGGGTGAATAATGCCGATCTTGTTTAGCAGCCTGTTACAAAATCCCATCAAAACGGGGTCAATCTCCCTGCTGTCGCTTGAGAAGTACCGGGCTTCATTCAAGATCCACGTTAGTACGTTCTTGCCGTCCGGGGTATCAAATACGCGACGGAATATTTTGCGCTCGTCCTGCTCCTGCTTTGCCGCGTCCTGCATTTCAATTGTTACACTCATTGTTTCGCTCCTTCTGCTTGTGCCGCATGTGCCATCATTTCAGGCGGTAATTTACTTATATTGGCCATTGCCTTGCTGCCTACTTCGAGGCCGCGTAATTGCTGCTCTTGTGCCATTGCCTGTTGTTGCGCCTGCATTCTTGCTTCCCTCATTCGCATAACGTCGGCCATGTCGTAGACCGTCCTCTTATCCATTCCGTAGGCTTCCGCGATATTCCGCGCCAGCTGGTCAAAGTTTATGTTGTCTAACGTCTGCGGGTTGAGTTGCGCCAGCGCCGCTATTTCGGCTATTGCCTGCTGATTACTGCCCAGCATTAAAAACCGTCTCTGCATTTGCGCTAACGGGCTTATCATGTCAATTCGCATTTGCCTGTCTCTCTGCCACAGGCTTTCCGGCGGCCTCGGTATTCTTCCGCTCATCAATTCTATGCTGAATAGGTCTTCCAGTACCGGCTCTAGAAACTCCGCGCTTAAGCGTCCGTAAAATGCGGACATCAGCGCTGCTTTCTCTCCCTGTATTCCTGAAACTTCGGTGGCTGTTTTCTGCCTCTCTATGTTCTGCGAAAGGATTAGAAAAAAATCCGTGTAATAGGCTTCGTTAATTGATTGCTGCAGCCGGGCGAGGTCGTCCATCATTCCTTTGGGGTCACCCACGGCGTTAATAAATGCGAAGTCCTCACCGGCGCGAATGCTCGTAACGCCGTTGGGTTTCAGGTTTATTCTCCCGGTCAGTCCTTCTGTCGCTTTTATTGGCGGCCTTCCCATCTGCTGCTCAAGCTTCGATAAATCCCCTCTTACGCTGTTAGCCTGTTTTATGTCTGCCAGTTCCATCGTTCCGGGGCTGTTTGTTCCCCACACTCCTCCGTCGAGGTTCCGGCTCCACCGCCAGCAGAAGAAAGGCTTGAGTTGAAAATATCCGTCCATTATTGCCTTGTCTCGCTCTATGTCTGCCCAGTATACCGAGTAAAACTCTTTACCCTGCGGTCGCGCGATGTCTATGTCGTATCGCTCCACGGGGATAATCGCCTGCGTAAACTTCCACAGCTTCATGTTTCCTTTGTCGTAGGCTTCGCGGATATTCTTCGGTAGCCTGTCTGCTCCGAAAATTGAGGCTGCTCTGAATGCGTCAATCCAAAAGTCACGGAATAAAACGTCTACTTCTCCGTAGGGGTTCTCGTCAATGGTGCAGTTCTTTAGGTGCTGCACTTTGTAGGAGGGTATCCTGCGGATCACGTCGTCCTCGCGTGTCATTATCGCGGTACCGAAATCCGCGCAGCACTTTACGAATGACCGGCCTTCGTCGTAAAAATTGCTTTTTTGTGTTTGCCTGTACATGGTTTTTTCTGCGGCCTGCAGCCATGCGGTTTCCTCGCTGCTCAAGTCTTCTATGTCCTCAAGCGCGGCCTTAAACCATGCTTGGTTACGCGCAAAACTATAACCCTGTATTCCGTCCGCGAGGGTGTTACTCGCTTTTATCGCGGTAGTGTCGTATATATGGGACGTGTCTTCCGGCTTCTGTACGGCGTCTGGTTCGTCCTGCCAGTCCATGTCGGGGTTTACAAGCTGGGCTACTTGGCGCCAGCGGCTATCCATTCGGCTGCGGTTGTCTTTTATTTGCTTTTGTATTTTGACAAGCCTTTCAAGGCTGCTCTTTGCAATGCGCGGGGTTCGTTTCGTTTCTTTCTCTTGGTTTACATCTCCCTCCTAATCTTTATAACTCAAATTTTTATATTGTTGATACATAGCCGCTGGTCGTATCCACGGTCTTGCGAAACGTACCCATGCAGGATCACGTTTTCCTGTTTCGTCTCTGTATAACATCGCCATAGGGGTAAACCCTGCCTTCATGCAATCTTTAAGGCGTGTTTCCGCTTTTTCAAAAGTATCTCCGTGATAGCCGATAAGTACGTAAGCTCTTAATGGGTGGCATATCTTAAACCCTGCTTGTCGTAATAATTTTCCTGCTTCATAAAGCGGTTCACGGTCATTGGGTGTGTCATAGGCGAAAAAAATTTCTTTTGGTTTTAATTCAGCCAGCCTTGCAACGTGCCATGATTTTAATCTTGCCGCTTCCAATCCACCAGTAAATAATGGTCTATGTTTTTGTTTTGCAAGCATTAGAAAAACATTATTTATATGCTCTGCAGAGCAAGCCAGTAAATTATCGTCAAGAATATTCCAGCCCTCCGTTATTGGCAATTCTCTAATGTCTCCCTCGCGTTTCCAAACATTGCAAAACCAGCATTTATTCGGGCATCCGCGACTTGTAATTACATACCCTTGTTTTATGTATATTCCGGGTATAAAATCTTCTCCGCGCTGCCCTGTCGCGGGACCACCTATTTTTACCGGAGCAATATGTTTCCATTCTTTCTCAAGCTGTTCCGCTTCCGGCAAGTCCCAACTAAATGTTACAGAAATATGTACTTCATCAGCCTCGGCAAATAACGAAGGATTACCTACAAATGAAAGATCATCTGTGGGCGTTGCGTTTGTTCTTCGTGGAAATACACGAATTATTTTTACAGTTCTCCTCCTAAACGTAACAGTAATCGTCTGGTTCCCAGCCTACGGTCGCGTTCTGGTCTGCTGTCTGCTCCGGGATTCCTTTTTCTTTCCTGTTGAAAATCCACCATGCTCCCATTAGGTAAACCACCACGAGGTCGTCGTGGTCTTTTTCTGTCTCCGCTTCGTACTTCGTGTTCTTGGTGTTTTCGTTCACCTTCCCCTTAAACTTGGAAAGCTGCGTCTTAAAATCCTCGTTCCATTTGCCCGGCGCCACTCGGAGCCTTCCCTGCTGGATCATCACCTTGCCTGCGTCCACGAGGTCTTTCTTTGGTACGCTGATATATTCCAGTATCTTTGCGCCGTTAATGTTTCCTTGGGTTCCCTTAAATATGCTGCCAAACTCCGCATAGTGTTCCTGCGGTTTCTCTCCTCCGCTGAATATAATCGGCGTCGGGTAAAGTCCGCGCTTCCTCATTAATTCCACGGCTGCGTCTCCTACGCCGGTGCCGTCCACCACGAGGTCTGTGTTCATTCTTAATTTTGGGTTCTGCAGTAGGGTAGCGGTGCGGTCTGCCATTTCTTCGTAACCGAGGCCTTGGTATTTCTCAATTAATTTTATGTCGTAATAGTGAATTAATCGGTCGGAGGTGCCGAGGGTTTTGTTTCCGGGTTCAAGCTGGGCGTTATCGTGAAATAAAAGTATTGCGAAAAAATCTCTTTTCTTGGCAATATCAACCGATAAGATATATTCATGCATGGGCGAATTCACCGTGATATTTTTTTGCTGCCTCCATGTAGGCAGCGTGAGCTTCTTCTTCAGTTCTGTAATACCCGATATGTATATTTCTCCCGCTTGCTCTTATTCTACATCTCCAAAGTGAATTTTTTACTTTAAACGCTCCTTTTAATTTATCCTTTCTGATACCACTTCTATTTTGTTGATTCTGCGCTTTTGTACATAATCTTAGATTTTCCTTGGTATTGTTGAGTGTGTTTCCGTCCTTATGGTCAATAAAAGTTCCTTCTGGCGCGTCCATTATAAATCGGTGTAGATATATCGTTTTCTTTTTTTTGCCGTCTCTTATAGTGCGTAAAAAATATTTTTCTTCTTGGCTTTTTAAGTACCACTTAAAAGCAACTACCTTTTTGTAGTCGCATGAGGAGAGTATAACCTCGAGTCCTTGTATGTTTATTACTCTGTGTTCTACAAATCCCTCTCAAATAATAATATCATATCATTTTTAAAATGTCAAATCCGGTTCTACTTCTCCTATTTCGTCCGAGTTTAATGGCTGGACGGTATTTCTAAACATGCGCTCTATTTCATCGTAGCTAAATATCTGGTCTTCTGGTTCTACAAACTCAACTCCGTATTCCTGCCTGTAAATTCTCGGCCCCATCTCTCCGAGGTTAAACTCCTGTTCCTGCTGGTTCCTGTGCCGTGGCGAGTAACAGCCTATTATTCCTTTCTCCGCGCACTTCCTGCGGTATTCCTCCTCTGGTTCTGCCGGTAACAGCCTAAACTCCAAATCTACCACTTCCCACGGGCTTTTTACCATGTACCGTTCCCACTTGGGGTTGTTGAAACTCTTATAAAAAAACCCTTGCTTGCCATGCGGGGTGCTAATGCTTATCAGCTCGCAGTCCGGGTTCTCGGTCAGCATGGGTATAACTCCCGACGTGTAAACTATATCATCTATGCGGCTGGCTTCGTCCAGCAGTATCAGCCGGGGTGCGCTGGGGCCTCTGGCTGCCTTCTCGGTCGCGGGTACCACCATTATCCAGCTTCCGTTCTCTAAAATGATCAGCCGGTCGCTGTCTCTCTCCATTTTGGGGTACCCTTTGTCCTGCGCTATGAAGTTTTTTACCTTCTCCATGTCAAGGAAAGCCTGATATTCCGTTGCCGCTATTATTATAGATACGCTCTCCGGGTAGTGCTTGGCTATGTGGCACGGCTTCGCGCTGACTATTGTGCTTTTTCCGGCCTGCCTCGCTCCGTTAATAACCTTCCTGCGGTGTGCGCTCCAAAGGATCGCCTTCTGCCATTCATAGGGGTTAAAGCCGAGGCTCCGCACGTAGTGGTAGCACGATATCGTGTGAAGCAGTTCGAGCGCGTCATTCTTGGTAGCCTGTAATCCTTTCCAATTCGGCAATTATTTGCTCCCTATCCTCCTGCGAGGCGTTGGCTTGGTTTACGATTAAAACTTTCAAATCCACTAATTGGGTGTTCTGTGTGGTCGCCTGTGGGGTTTCCTCCTTTCCCCACATGAAGTCGATTATCTCCTTTGTTAGTCGGAAGTCTCCCTTTCGCGCTGCCTGTATCGCTCCGCTTAAAAAAGCGAAGGTCAGGGCGCTTACTTGGTCGTATTCGCTCTTTAATAAATCGTCCAATTCTGCCAGCGTCTTCCCTGCGAAAAGGTTTTGAAGGAGCATCTGCGCGTCCTTCTTGCTCATGTTGGTTTCTTTCAGCCATTTCTTCGGTAACTTCGGTTTCCGTCCTCCACCTTTCCCTCGGTTCGGCTGGTTCATTATGTTGACGGCTTTCCCTTCCAAGTGCGGCGGCATGGGCATGGCTCATTCCTTTTCTGTCTGGTATGTGTCTAGATACTCCCCAGCGGTGACGTTTTGGGTCTGTCCGTCTCGCTCCCGGGTAACCTTCAGGCTTGGGAAAGCCTCTATAGCTCGCCTGACTATTACGTCGCAATAGTGGGGGTCTTTTTCGATTAATCGCGCCTTTCTCTTGCAGTCCTGCGCCGCTATTAGGGTGCTTCCGCTCCCTGCGAATGGGTCGAGGATAATATTGTTCTTGACGCTGCCGTTCAGGAGGGCGTTCTCGGCTTTTTCCAGCGGTTCCATGCTGTTTTCTATGGCGTTTTTTATCAACGCCGGTGGCTTCATTGTCGGGTGCAGGTTGCATTTTAGGGGCTTTTCGTAATGCCAGAGGCTGGTCTTATACTTCCCCATTCCGTAGAATTTATGTGTTTTCTTCCAGCCGTATAAAATCGGCTCGTGCTGGTATTCGTAATCAAGCCTTCCTATGCTGAATGTCGTGGCGTTTTTACACCAGATCAGCTGGTGCCGGACGGGTAATCCTGCGGTTATTAAGGCGGTTAGAAATATGATTAAATTGTCTGCTTGGGGCGCTGTGATGTAAAAAGCGGCCTCGTCCTTCATAAAATCCCGCATTTGGGTGAAAGCTGCGGTCAATAGTACTCCTAATTCGTCGCCTAATTCGTCGCCTAATTCGTCGCCTAATTCGTCGCCTAATTCGTCGCCTATAATATTTTCTGTTATTGAATAACTCATGCCCTTTATTTTGTTGAGCAGCTTGTTTTTGTCTCCAATGGCCACACCGTAGGGTGGGTCGGTAAATATTAAATCGGCTCTCTCCGCTCCCAGCAGGCGCTGGTATGTGCCGGCGTGGGTGCTGTCTCCGCAGATCAGCCGGTGTGGACCTAAATTGTATATGTCGCCAGCCGTTGTTATCGGCTTTTCCGGGGCTTCCGGCATCTTCCCGAGTTCCTCCCTTATGTCTCGGGGCGGCCTGATATTCAGGCCTAAATCTTCAAAATCTATGTTTAATCCCTTGCAAAACTCCTCAAAGCCTTTCTGTGAAACCTTCCCGAATGAGCTACTTACTTTTAGCAGGATTTCCTTCGCGTCCGCTTCGTCCTTCGCTTTTATGTATACCACCGGCAGATCCGGGATTTCTTCCCCTTCTTTCTCCATCGTAAAAAATAACTCGTCTCTGCCTGTGCCGTCGATAATCCAATTATGCCCTTCGTTCCTCCAAACTAAAAAAGGATCAATAATTCCGTGTTTTAATATGCTGGCTCTTATCCTTCGGTAGTCTTCTGCCGTGCGGGATTTTAATTCCCCTTGTAATATTTCCAAACTCCGCAGGGGCAGGTGGTGTTCTACTTCGCAGTTTATTTGTATCTTTACAGCCTTTCCCCTAACGTCTGAAATATATTTTTATTACAATGGCCGCGATTATTATTAAAACAAGGGCGCCGAGGGCTATTCCCATTTTTAATATTAAATTGTCTTTCTTGAGGATCGCCTTCTCAAGCTCGTCCTCGCGCTCGTATGCCGCGGCGAGGTCTTCATCTCTCTGCTGCATTCGCTCCGCTATCTGTAAATTGTACCTGTTCAAGTCGGCGTTGCTCTGCGATAACCGCGCGGACAAATTCGTTAACTCTTTGTAGCCAATCCTTAAACTCAAAAGTTCCTTGGTCAAGGCTGCCAAGTCGTTCTTCTGCGTTTCGTAGATTTTCTGACCCTGCATGAATAATTCGTTCCAAGTCTCCGATATATTCCCGCTGGCGGTCGATGACGGCCTGCTGTTTTGCGACGAGGGCTGCGTCTGCCCATGCCTCGGTTCTTCTTGGGTGTGAATTACACCCGTATACAAACAAAGCCATAATAATAAAAAAAATATAATCTTTAATTTTGCGCACATCTTTCCTCCTATGCCGCCTTCATTAATTCATAATGGGGGTTATCCCAGCCCTTTCCCCATGTCTGTCCGAATCCTCCGGCACACCAGTCAAGTCCGCAGGTTTCGGCTAACGCGCCTATTTCTTCCCACACTTCCTGCGGCGCGTCCCACCATACATACCCCGGCTTATCCGGCCTTTCCGGGCCTATATCAATAGCGCCGCCACCTGTGTGGTTCGACACTTTGGCGTTCGTGATAATTTTATTTTCTTTCGCTGTTATTGGGTAAAGTCCTGCAATGGCGCGTAACCGATTTACTTCCTCTAGGCTTTCCCTTCCCTGCGCATAATATGCGTTCTGTACTAATTGGTTTCTGTCGGTTTCTATTACTATAACTTTAATTCCTTTTTCCTTGCAGCGGTAAAGGAATAGTTTAACGCAAACGGCAAGCTCTGGTGTTAATGCGCCTATATCCCTATTTATTCCCATGTTTTTACTCCTGCATCCAGTTTTGCTACTTCTATATTGAAATTTTTTCCCCTTGCAGCGTTATTCGCTACATCTATACCCATGTACGTCGTTACCAATCCTACCACCGCCGTTAAAAAAGCTGATATTGGAAAATCCTTGCTTTTTTCAAATAAATGAAGTATTATAATTACGATGAACATTACAATTATACAAATCATTCCGAAAATAAAGGCCGTCCCTTTACTAATCCTTTTCATTTTAATATAAGCCCTCTTTTATCTTACTAATTGTTTTCCAGAATTGGCTATTTAAAGCCTCGCCCCTTTCTTTATGCTCGTTAATAAACCGATTCAATTCATATTGGTAGTCTTTAATACCTATTTTACCTTTGCTAATTATTATATTTCTCATTCTATCGACAAGATTTCCATTCTGATCCAATTTTGCTAGCATTAAACCGGCTCTTATAACTTCCGCAAAAGGAGGAGGTTCGTTTCCCCAGACTAATACTTGATTCGCCGCTATAACTGAATTTTTTATAAATTTATAGTGTATGTCTTGTCTCTTGCTAATATCGCTCAATAACTTCTCCAAGCTGTCTATTCTGATTTTAAAGGATTCCAAACTCTCCGAAAAACTTTTTAATAATTCATCTTGCCTCTTTTCGTGTTCTTTATCCTCTTTACCCCGTTTCAATTCAAATTTTCCAAATTTTACCTCGTCAAAATCTTTTAGCGGCTTTAGTTTTATTAAAATAATAATTGCCGTAATTATGATGAAAATTAAAACTGCCCCCATAATTATTGTTTCTATTGTTAGGAGATTTGTTAATTCGCTCATAACGTTCCCTTTCGTGAAAATAAATTTTTAGTGGAGTTGGCTATGAAATGGTCTTTATCAAAACTTTTGTGATTTATTACTGTGCGTCCGTTTCCGTGTACACGTCGCTCCTCATGCCTTCGATAATTTCGTTAAACTTCTTTGTGCTTACTCCACATCTTATCATGGTATTGATGAGCCTGTCTATAGTTTCTTTGCGTTCTTTTTTCGTGTATTTTGACCAGCTTTTTAGCACTCCTGCGGCCAGCGGTCTTCCGGCTGCGTCTTTGGCCACGTTCTTCGGTATTCCCTGCCGGGCGCTGCTCGCTCCCCAGCGCAGTCCGTCCTCCGGCTGCTCCACGAAGCGGAACCGTTCAAATCCGGCGCCGAGATCTCTCTTTATAAAATCCCTGAATTGGTCAAAGTTCTTGGCGTTGTAGCTGTCGGCGTTGCTTGACCAGAACTCCTGCAGGAGCGCGTGGAACGCGCGGTTTTGTCTCTCCGTGGGCGTGTCAGCTTCTACCGCTTCGTAATACCTTCCTTCGGTCAGTTCGTCTCCGGCATAGGTGCCGGGGCCTGTGCATAATATCCTCATTTTCTTTCCTCCTGTCTACCGGCTTAATCCCGGTTATTCTTTGGGCGTACTCCCATTTCTCAACGAGTTGCTCCTTTGTCAGTTTCCCTCTGTGATATTCCTTCGCGAAGTGGCGAAACAAACTGAAAAAATCGTAATTGTAATTCATAAATCCTCCTGTTCTGTTTTTTCCCTCCATCGGTCAAATGCCGGGAGAAGCATAATTTTCTCTACGCATTGAGGGACAATGGCATTCCCGATTCCTTTAAGTCTGTCCACCCTAAAGGGTATCCCATCAGCCACTCTACCCACGTTGGGTTCAATTGCCCACCATTCTTCGCTATTACACTCTCTAAACTTTTTTGATTTTGTGACGGCATATATTTCCCCGCCGTGTTCTCGTTGTCGTGTGGGCGTGGGGTTGTCGGAGTAGGAAACATCTGCCGAAATCTCGGCGGCAGTTCCTCCGGCGATAGCAATTCTCTCGGCAGTATTCCTTGTGCTGCTTCCACGGCCTGTTCCAGCCCCATGTCCGATTTGTGCTTCCCGCCAGTGTTCTTCCCGATTATTGCATTTCTGGAGATCCTGTTCCCTCCCGCTTTCGGTGTCGGCCAGAGCATCACTGCTGTCTGTAGGTTTGCTCCTCCTTCCCCGTGTACTCCAGGGCCCCTCCAATTTTGCGCTGTTGGTGTCGGCCATTGGTGTACATATTCCGGCAGTCCCTGTTGTTTGCTGTTCGGCCCTCTGCGCCTGTAATCCGACCTCACCGGCGTTAGAAACATTTGAACGTAATCCGCAAGTGCGGTCTGTATCGGCTTTCCCGTTGTTTTTGAATGAGGCTTTCCCGTCCCGTCCCACGGTGTTCCGTCCGCGTTCGTTATTTCCCCGCTTTTGGTCGTCTTGTTTGCGCTCGGAGTAGGCAATAATCCATACCCGTTTCCGCAGGTGCGGCGCACCGGCGTCAGCAGCCGATATAATCTGCCATTCCGCATCATACCCGCAGGCGTGAATGTCCGACAAAACCCCATTAAAGAATTCGCCTTTCCGTTCTCCTCCGGGAGAGGTAAAAAGCCCTCTAACGTTTTCAAACAATGCGATTCTCGGTCGTAGTTCGCATAACATTCGCCTACATTCTGGCCATAAATCTCGCTCATCTTCTGCTCCCTTTTTCTTTCCTGCGTCGCTGTGCGGCTGACAAGGGAATCCTCCTGTAACGAGCCATTCTCCTCTTGGCAAATCTGAATAATTGACATTTCTTATATCTCCTATATTTTCCGCGTTCGGAAAATGTCTTTTATAAACTTTAATGGCATAGTCTTCTATCTCTGAAAAATAATGTTTATCAAATCGCAGTCCTGCCATATATGCGCCTAACGCAAAACCACCGATTCCCGAAAATAAATCAAGAAAAGCTGTCATTTCCTATCGCTCCTAAAATGGTATTTCATCGGTGTACTCTTGCTGGGCTGGTTTCTGTACCGGCGCCGGTCTTTTTCCTCTTACGATATCGCAATAATGTTCCACCAGCTTTTTCATTTTCGTTGGGTCTGGCGTTCCTTCTTTCGCCTGCGTTTCTTGGCAGCATTCAAATATAATCATGTCAAAGGTTCTGCAATTTTCGCACTTTCCCCGGCCTGTCGCAAAACAAAATTTTTTTTCACATAACGTTCCGAGTTCTAGGAGGTTCCGGCACTTCATGCACTTTTCTACTTCGTTCATCGGCATGGAATAAACCGCGTCTTCCGGGTTGGAGGAGCGGTAGTATATGTCTTCCCATTCTCGTGTAAAGCATTTATACCAATAGTCCGCGCCGCATTTCAAACAATATCTGGCTTCCGTGTGAAGCTTCGCTCCGCAGGCTTTGCATTTTTTGTATCTGTAAATACTGCCTTCCTCTGATTTTTTTTCGTCCTCTCCTCTCATTTGCCCTCCTTCTTGAATTGCTGATCCAGCGCGTCGTCATCAAAATATCTCTCAACGCCGGTCTTCAAAAATCCAGCGAGCGAGCCGTAGGGTGGTGGTTCTAGATATCCAGCTCCGGCCTTTGTTTTGTGCCAGTGATAATTTCCGATAGCGTTTCTTATTTCTCCCCATGTGTAATGTTGGAAAGTCCGCAGGATTTCCTGCGTGTCGCTGCAGCGCATCATTACGTCGCGGCATTCCGGCTTCAAGCCTTTGTCGTTCCAAAACTGCCGCGCCTTCTGAAAAACCGCTGCGCCGTCTTCTCTGGTTTCTATTGGTTTATCATCGGGGATAAAAACCTCTGTTTCTTTTTTTTGTTTATTTAAATCTGTTATATCTTGTAATGTTTGGTGGACATTTTCTTCCGGGGGGATGGACATATCTTTCTGGGAGCCACTTTCAATTTTACTGTTTACTTCACAAATATAGAGCTTTCGATTTCCTCCACCGTCAGAAATACTCTTTAGATATCCTGCATCTATCAGTTCTTTAATCTGTCGGCTGGCGTTCCTCTCCGTTTTCGATCCAGCTAAGAATTTGTTACTTGCCCAGCAGTAGCCTGTCTTATATGAAAGCCGCGCTATCTTGCCATAGATTATTTTCGCGCCGTCGCTTATTCGGTCATCTTCCAGTATGTCTCCGGGGATCGTTACTTCTCGAAAATCATTTTTATTTACAGAGCGCCTCCCAAATCAAATTCATTATTTCCCCTCATCTTCCTCGCGCTTCGTTGTTATGTAATATCCGTAATCTTTTCGTAAATTCATTGTCCTGCCTCCGTTTTCTTCCTGTGCTGGTTCGCGCTCTTGCAGGTACTCCAATGGGGAGCGTAGCCTATTCCTGTGGCGTTCTTTTCTTCGCCTTCAAAAACGCAGGATATTACTTCCCCATTGGGTGTGATAACTTTCCCCTTCGCTTTTGGCTGCGCCCAGTATTTAACGCCGATGGGGTTACAGGGCATCTGCTTCCCTGCTGTGGTTCTGATCCAGAGTATCTCCGCTCCGCATGATCTGCATTTCGCCATTGTCGTTCCTCCTTTTAATATTTCTTTCCGTTGGTTGATACCCATATTAATGCTGCCAACATCATTCCTAAATTCATGCAGGCAAAACAGATAATTAATAATTCAATAATTGTTACTTCCATTATTATTTATCCTCCTTCAGCCGTTGCTCTATCCAGCCTGTTATTTCCGCTTTGGTAGTTACTCCGTAAAAGTTCGGGTCTTCTCCGCAGCGAATTAGAATTTTATTCTCGTTCCCTATTGCCTGCTTGCCTCGGAAAACTTCCTCGAGTACTTTCTTGCTGGTTCTCGCGTTTTTCATCTCTGATAAATAAACGCGCTCCGGCTCCGCGCCTTCGCTGTTTAATATTTTTATTTGTACTTTCATACCGTTGGCTCTCCTTTTATTTTCTTTCCTTCTACAAATTTTCCTTCTACAAGCGTATAGTATGTGTCCGGCTTAATTCTCTTGCCATCTACTTTCGCGGATTTAACTGTTTTAATTTCCCATTCGGATTTTATTTCGTCATATTTCCATTCAGCTAACACTATCCAGCTTCCTATAACGCCTGCTGCCTTGGCTTCTCTTCCCATTGATAACGCTACGGAATTCTTTCCTTTAACTATAGCCGCGCTCTGATCGCCTGTATTGGTAGCCGCGCTCTGATAGCCTGTATTGGTAGCCGCGCTCTGATAGCCTGTATTGGTAGCCGCG